TGCAACTTGACCGAGATCAACGGGGCCAAAGTTCAGAACCGTCAAGACTTTCTCGAGGCTTGCCGGGCAGCTGCTCACATCGGGACGCTGCAGGCAGGCTACACCTATCAAGGTTATCTGCTCCTCGCGAGTAAAGTGATACTACAACAGGAGGCGCTGCTCGGTGTGAGTATCACGGGCATGTGCGCAGCTCCGGAGCTGCTGTTCGATCCTGAGCTGCTCGAGGAGGGCGCGCAGGTCTGCATCGAGCAGAATCGCAAGACGGCTGCAGCGATCGGCATCAAGCCGGCCTCGAGGGTGACGACGATCAAGCCCAGCGGCAACACCTCGACCGTCGCAGGCACCTCGGCAGGGATTCACCCTTTTCATGCTCGCAGGTATATCAGGCGCATGAGGATTGCTCGCGTGAACCCTGTATGGGCTGAGCTGTGGGCAAAGGTGCCGCAGGCCTGCCTCGAGCTTGATGAGCATACAGGCGTCGTCGCTTTCGCCTGCGCAGCTCCTGTGGGCGCGCTGACTCGCGAGCATGACTCAGCCCTCGCACACCTCGAGCGCGTGCGCCTTGTGTATCAGCATTGGGTACTGCCAGGCAGCAAGCACAGCCGGGTCGAGGGCCTCACACATAACGTGAGCAACACCTGCACCGTTAAGCCTGACGAGTGGGATGATGTGGCTGACTTCCTTTGGGACGCTCGAGGCGAGCTCAGAGGCGTCGCGCTCCTCGGCTACTTTGGCGACTCACAATACAATAACGCACCCTACCAGACGGTTGAAGAGGGCACCGAAAGCGAGGAGCTGTGGCTTAAGCTTGCAGGCATAGACTGGTCAGGTGTAGATCTATATCAGATCGACTCTGACTATTTCGATGCTCAACTTGAGCCAGCTTGCGCAGGTGGTACATGCAACCTATGACGCACTCAGCCCTTACACTGTTCTTGGTCTTTATCCTCAGCTTCTGGGCTGATCAGATCGCGGCAGTGATCGGTGATCATGCGTGGGCTTGGTCGCTCGTCGCTGTGATCGCTTATGGGGCGTGCATCTAAAAGCTAAGGGCTCAACCTCCCCTGCGAAAAGAGATGAGCCCTTAACCTTGTTCACCTCGCCAAAGGTGAGCTGCGCTAGGCAGGTGCTCTTTATGACACGGGCAGCGCCCGAGGTCAAGACCGCCTTGCTGTTAAATAGGACCGATTACAGCACTCGATAGTCTGTGCATCCAGCCTGTTTAAAATATTTTTTATTGTTCCATAGCTCCAGGTCTTAACCTTGTCCTGCTGCTTGTTCATGCGTCTCGCGATCTGGTTGTGATCTAAGCCTTGCTTGCTTAGGCGTAGCATCTTCCTAACCTGTATCCATTCTTTATGATGAACCTTTAGACCCCTCATGCCTCCAGACGTTCCCGACCGTTCAAACCCATATGGTCTCTTTGCATTATTATTGTGCAGCATATAATCAGACTTAACGCATACAAAGGTATTTGATTTAGATTGTGTCTGTATGTAGTCGGCTACATGATAGCGAGCATCCCATCTAAACCATTCACCACGGACCCAAAGGCCGAGCCTTCTCAGCTCTTTGTGCGTGTCCTCTTCTAAGTGACCTGCATCTTCGATGATGTAGCTAAACTTTAAATCTACAGGCGAGGACACTTGGATCATTTTAAGGCGCTTATAAGGATCTACTGATCTGCCCACTTTGACAAACTGACAACCTACAATGTTCATCTCAATCACATAAAGATAGTTGCCTGTAGTTTCAAAGCCATAGTTTATTATGCCCTCCGGCTCTCTCTGTGCCCTTGGCTCACCCGGCTTTACCTTGCGCTTTATCTTTTTCATAGCTTACTCCATTCATTTTGATGTCTATCGTCAAGAGTTACTCAGTATCTTCAAGCGCATCTGGGTTGCGGATGCCTGTGCTTAACTCAAGATCAATTAACGTAGATTGCAGTGATTGATATGCACTTTTCCAAGTATCTCTAGTCACATCACCACATAGGGCATCACTACTCTCTAAATCTGCGACCTTTGCCCTTAGTATTGCCATCCATGCAGCAGGCGAGATGATAGCCCCACCACATACTATAGAGGTATCTGTCATAACGCTTTTTATCGCCATAGCAAGACCAACCTCTGACAGCTTCGTGCTTTGAAGAATACTGCTGAGTTCCTCCAGATAGACCTCAGACCTAGTTTTCTTATTTGATATGAAGATGAACAAGGCATCACTATGGTTGACAGTCGGGCTCTCTAGGTGACACATGCGACACATTAACATTAAGTTGCTGGCATCACCTGAGCCTCCTGAGCTTTTAGGGATGATATGGCATCTCTCTAGGCTTGACCATTTAGATCGAGGAGTGTGACAAGCCCAGCACATTGGGAAGTCATGATCTATGCTGATCATTTTAGATGTTATGCGAGTGCCTAGTCGCTGGTCTGCCTCTTTCCATCTTTCCCAGCCCCCTTGACAAAACCAATATTTCCAAACACTCACAGCACTCGCAGATGGTGATTTACCCTTTTGCTTTTTCATAGCTTACTCCATTCTTAACAGGGTGATCTCGTATGCCCCACCACGATTAGTTAGGTTAAAAGACTCAGAGCAGGCGAGGCTGCTCGAGCGCCCTCTCTATGTTCTCACATGCGAGCTTGTAATATTTCTCACTCTTTTCGATGCCGATAAATCTCCTGTTATGCTTGATGCACGCGACTGCTGTTGTGCCGCTTCCCAGGTATGGATCAATGACCGTATCGCCCTCATCAGTTGTCGGTAAGATGCAGTTTTCAACAAGCTGCAGAGGGAAACTGCAAACGTGACCCTCGTTCTTGCTCGGTGGTATCCTCCAGATGTTAGTAAGCGATCTATCATTGCTCCATTTAATAGGTCGGCCTATCTGATATATGCGCTCGTCTGATACATGATAGCGGCTTGATGGTCTACCGATGCCGCACCGGTCCCATATGATCTCGCACCAAATGGGAAAATCGCTTACCCAGTTTAGCGGGTGATAGATGCTTGATGGGGTTCTATGTTTGCACCTGCTGTGCCATGCATATCTAACCTTATGATTATAAAATATGCTGCTGTCGCATACCCTCATGAGCTCTGTGATGATCTGCTTTTGCTGGTCTTGGTAGACAAGCTCTGGCAGGTCGTCTGGATACCAGTCTTTAAACTGCCTCTCTGCGCCCTTGGCGACCTTAGTTCCATATTGTTTTTTGTCAGTGACTAGATTGTATGGAGGCGAGGTTACAGCGACATGTGCTGAGTTTTCTGAGAGGGCAGGCAGGATCTCAAGAGAATCGCCTAAGTAGATGACCCCACTCTCAAACTCTGTTTTATGCTTGATCTGCATAGCTTACTCCGTTCGTTTCGGGGTGATCTCGTATGCCCCACCACGATCGATGTTGGTTAAAAGATGCCGAGCTTCGCGTCTGTGATCCCGAGCGAGGAGGCGCGCTTGTGCAGCTCGTCGATCGCGTCGGGCGTCGCGTTGTTTGGCTTGTTGGCGAGCGCCCAAAGTCCACAGACGAACACCTCAAGATCTGCAGCGGTTCTCACCCTCTTACCTCGATCGACAATCTGCGCGACGTCGTCTTGATTTTCCCAAGCATGATCACTCACCTCGCCTGACTCCTCATCGAGATCACCGATCTGCGACAGCTCAAAGAGCTCGAGGGCGAGCGCCTGATTAGCCATAGCCTCATTATCGAGAGCCGGTGGCGCGCTGTGCTCAATCGCCTTGTGCTGCTGAGGTGGGCGGCTTGGCTGTCGAGGAGGCTGAGAGGGTGCGCGCAGCTCCTCGCCTAAAGCGTCTGCGCTGATCTGCGCTCGCTCGTCGTCGCTCATGCTCATGTTGTCTGCCATCTCGTCGGGCGAGTACATGCCCGAGACAGCATCGGGATACACTGCGCGCAGCATCAGGGTGAGCGCCCGAGCGCGTAGCATCTGCATCGGCATCTGCTGCCAGTTGCGGTTGCGGGTCAGGCCCTGCGCCTTCGCCATCTCAAACGTATATGTAAAGGTGTGAACGATCGCCTCGGGCTCGTCATGCCTGGCGCATTGATAGGTGCAGTGCTCATTGTCCCAACTCGTGATCGTCATAAACCTGCACAGACCTGAGCGCCTGACGATGCCTGCCATCGCGTCGGCATTAAGCGAGGGCTTGCCGCGCAGCATAAAGCTGTTGTTCTGGGTCATCGCCATATCGCCAGCGAAATGCGAGCCATATGCAGCGTGCAGGCGCAGGCAGTCGCGAGGGTTGTCGCTGATCAGTGATGCGATCTCTTTGGCTTGCTCGAGGGTCTTAGGTGTGTAAATCGTCATAGCTGTCTCCATTCGTTGTAGTGTGTTGTTTAGACGTTGAGGGTAAGGCGCTTAGTGAGGATCTCGCAGCGCGCTCTAAAGGGTAGGTGCTCGGTCGCAAACCAAGCGGTCGCGATGTTGGCCCAGCTGGGCGTATCGATCTGAAACCAGTAGCCGAGCTTGATGCTCACGAGATCCTCGACCCGGTTGTGTGTCATGTCATCGAGCGAGCGAGGGCTGATGGGTCTGATCGCGTCGATCACGACGATCTGCTGCACGAGCTCATCGATCTCGGCTTTGGTCAGCGTGCGAGTCACGAAGGGCTCGACCATCGGCTCAGGCTCAGGCTCTTTGTCGGTGGTCAGCTTGGGCAGCTTAAGCTCACCATTGCACAGATCTGAGAGGGTGATAAAGAAGCCCAGGATGATAAAGGCGCAGCCGAGCAGGATGAGAAAGTCGATCATTTGGTGTCTCCTTTGGCAATGGTCAGGAACATGTCAGGTGAGTAAGTTTTTTGTGTGAGTCGTGATGCGGCATAGGCAAGCGCGACGGCTGTTGTGACAGATGGCAGGATCGAGCCAGTCATGACTGAGCTCAAATAAGATCGGTTTAAACCGGCCTCTTCTGCGAGATGTCCGAAGTTATATCGATGGGCTTTAAGGTCTGCTTTGAGCTTGTCTCTCATGACTGCCTCTCTGTGTGGGTTTGAGATCTCTTAACATGAAATTTTATCTCATGTCAAAAGAATATTTTACAGGATGCGAAAATAAATCTTGTGCAGGCGAACAAGACGCCCTATACATGAAGGGCACAGACAGGAGAGGAGACGACCATGAAAGAATTTGACGTGCGTCGCGCCATCGGCCTCGATGAGACCTTAAGCGCCTCGCAAAAGTACACGCTGATTATGCTCTGCACTCGGCTTGATTGGGACACATGGACCGGGCAGGTAAGTGCTCGAGACGTTGCCAAGGTCTCAAGCCAGACAGAGCGACAGGTATTCAGGCACCTCGCAGCGATCAAGCGCGCTGGGTGGATCGAGAGACTAAGCGAGCTGCGCGCTGACACACCTCGACTGCATCATAAGGCGAACACTCGTCTGAATGTGGAGCTCGTCAAGAGAATACTCGAGGGCAACCCACAGACGACCCCACCTGCACCTGTCAATACTGGCACTGTCAAAAAAGACAGTACTGTTAAAAACGTCACTACTGACACAAATGACAGTACTGTCAAAAGTGACACTAAAGAGGATACTGTCAAAAAAGACATGTCAAAAACGTCAGTAGAGACATGTCAAAAACGTCAGTGGGGATCTGTCAAAAGTGACAGTAAGGCTATGACACTTTCGCCATACAATAACAATAATAATCAATATACTAATCAATCTATAATCAATAGAGAGGTCAAGCCTGAGTTAGAGGTGCGCGAGGCTGCTGAGACTTGGGATGATGCATTCAGCAAGCACGAGCTTGAGCAGATCACAGAAGAGTTCAGGGATGGGTTGTGGTATGTCTCGCGAGTTGATGACATGCTCGATTATCGCAGAGAGGTGCATCGACAATGCACCCATCATAATCGACGCGATGTCAGAGACGCGCTGCTCTTAGCTGGTGGCCTACTGCCTCAGATGGCTCTTGAGCTCATCGCTCCTCGATCGGCTATTGATTGGTGTACTCTTCAGGCTGCAGGGGAGCTGCCCAGCGTACCCACACCGGCTGCGCCTCCAAAGCCTAGCCAAGTCATCACTGTTACTGTACAAGATCAGCAACGAATGAAAGAGGTCGATCAGGCTTGGGCCGTCGGCAGCTATGATCAACGAGGCAACGACGAATGGTGAACTACAGACAGGTCAATGCAGAGAACTTTCCTGCGACAGAGTGGGTCAGCTCATCTGGCATACTCACGAGCACACCTCTGCCTTACTGCGATGAGTGTGAGCAGGGTTGGGTCACAGTGGCACCCGAGGTGCCAGGGACTGCGAGGATCGC